ACTATTAATTATATCATTTTTTAAAATAAAAAAGAGGGTAGAAATTAATCTACCCTCAATTTTTATAAGGAGTTTTTAAGCCTTAACCTTTTTCTGAATCTTTAATACAAGATTAGTTAAAGTTGTAAGTAATGTTTTAAGCGATGCAACGGCTGCAGCCAATTCAGCCACAGCAGCGAGTGCTTGTGATGCTGAATCAGTTACTGTTGCGGTTGCAGAAACTTTTACTTGACCTGATGCTGGTAAATCAGTTCCACCAGTTGCACTGATAGTAACTGTACCTGCAGATAGTGGCATGTAAACCTTGTAAGTTTTTACACCATTTGCATTAGTTGTAATAGATGTTGCAGTAATTGTGTCGCTTGATCCACCAAAGGAATAACTTGTGCTAATTCCTGTAGAAGCAAGTAGGTTAGCATATGTCTTTCCAGACAATACTGCACCTGTTGCATCAACTGGTGAAAGAGTAATTGTGGCTTGTTCGCCTGCTACGTAGTTTGCTTTATCAAAAGCCAACTTTATAGAAGCAACTGCAGCCTCTACACGCACAGTAACTGTGTCTGCAGAGATTGTTCCACTTTTTACTACTACACCTGCTGAACCAGTTTTGACACCAGCCAAAGAAAACAATGCTTCACCATTAGAAATGGATGCAGTTGTTCCTGAATTGCTGATTACTGCTAGGTCTGCTGATGTTGCTGTTAATGTTCCTGCTCCTACAACTACGCCAGCAGCATCGTATGCTACGGCAGAAATTGCGCTTGCGTTAGAACCTACAGCGATTGTTGGCTTCTTTACAGTTGTAACAACCTTAGCAATATCGCCATAAAATGTTACTTTTTCTGTTGCCAAGATTACGCCAGATGCTGAAGTAAGTGTAATTGCTCCTACTCCAGATGTACCGTCAGAAAATACACCAATGTAACTTCCTGCTGGGATAACCAATGATCTACCAAGGGCAGTAATTGTTGCATGGTTTGTGCCATGTCCTAACATACCTGCACCTGAAATAGTTGCTGTAATTGATTCTGAAGCAGAACCATTAGCAGCATTTTTTTGAGTTAATACAATAACTGCTGCTGCATCAGAAGATACGGCTCGTGAAGCAAATACTGTTGCATCTGCTGTTGCCGTAATTGTTTCTCCAGCATTTAAAATAGATGTTGTATAAGCAGTTGATGCTTTAAGATCTGGAGCGGTAACGGTAACTGTCCATGTAAGGGCAGCAGATGTAACTGAACCAGATGCGCTAGTTAATGTAGGAATAAATCTAACTACATATGTTCCAGCAACACTAGGCACATAAAATGATGATGTTAACTTTGCAGTTACATAACCAGTTGTGTTAGTTGCTGGTGAAATTGATGCCGTCTTTGTATCTGATGACAACGCTACGGTTGCACTAGATGTTTCTGTAACGGCAAATTGCGGAATGCTTGCAGTAGATGGGGCTGACAACACTGCAGATATAACCGAAACGGTATCTCCAATTGATGTGCCCAAAAATGATACTGATACTACGGCAGTTGCAGTCTCACCAGGATTAATGGTGTCTGCAACAGCGTCTATAGTAACAACATCAGCATATACTGTAGCCTGTGTCGGAAGTGCCGACATCACACCCAAAGTCAAGGCTGCAGCCAAGACTGTGGCTATTCTCTTAAATGAACTCATTTTTTCTCCTCATATTTTATATTAATTTATATTCGCTTAAGAAATCTCTAACATCGTCAGGTATTTCCCTAGTTTCTAATTCTACCATAGATCTTTCTTTTTCTGCAAGTTTTGCAGCAGAAGACCAAGTATGAATATCTATTTCTATGTTTGACTGCCTATTTGTGTGAGATATTGCTCCAAATACCGCCCCACAGACAGCATCTGACAAGTCTTTAGATTTTTTTCTAGGGTGGTCAATACGATTATTTCTCATAATTTTAAGTTGACTCATTTCCTCAAGCAATAACGGTATTCTTGGCATAGCAATTCTTTCTTCATAAATCATCATAGCAAGATCCTCATAGTGTTTTTTAGAAACTGAAACAGTGTCTGTTCTCAAACCAACAGCCTTTAATTCTTGTTGAATATCAAAAGATTGCCATCTATCAAAACTTATTAAACCAATGTTAAATCCTTCTCTGCGAAGATTTATAATCCAATTTTTTACCTCAGATAAATTTACAGGTCCTTCAACTTTTGGTTCCCACCACGCTACTGCATCTACAATTACAATTGGTGCTACCTGTTGATAATCTTTAATTACCTGTATATTTACCCACTTGTCTACATGTGCTATGGCAACTGCACATTTGTCGTGTTTTTGTGCTAAGTCTGCATGTATATAATATGTTTTATCAGGATCTGCTTTAAATGATGGGTCAAACCTTCTAAAAGAGTCTAATGGATTTCTTAGCGTCATGCATTTTTCTAATTTATCTTTTTGTTTAAAAAATGAGTCTGACGAAAAAGTTGGCATACATAAAAACCTCATCATTGCATCACCCACATCTGTTAAAAAAGCAATTTTAAAGTCTTCAATTTTACGAGTAGGATTAACTTCCCAGGTAGGTCTTTTTAGCGCAAACATTCTTGGGTATTTGTAAGATAAAATCTGATCTTCCTCCCAAACAATTTCAAACTCATTGTCTGGTCCTTCAGGAAGTTCTTCGTTTATAATAAACTTATGTCTACGTTCTATTGTTTCTTTGTCTGCAATTACATCTTCATACCGCTTTGAAATAAAGTCACCAGCAAAACGAGGGAATGAAAGAAGTACCACTTTGCCAAGATCTGGAAAACGAGAATCTACCGCTCCACGAAATGCTTTATAGATATTGTCAGCAGTTTTTCCTTGATCATTACCAGTGCCAACCTCTGTAGCAAAACCAGAAATTTCATCTAGCACTGCCATAAACAAGTTAAGTCCTTCGTGAGACTCTCTTTCTGAGTGTCCAGAGTAAACTGTAATATACTTGTTAAAACTGATAGAGTTTACTTTTGGATCGTACTTTCCTGCAAACCATGGCGATTTTTCAATTTTATTCTTGAAACCTTTAAAGAAAACATTTTTAGCCTGTTCTGCGTTAATTGCAACGTTGATAATGTCTATTGCATCTCCACTTGGTTTTCCGAAATATCTTGCAGGATCTTTGAGACATAGTAACTTATAGACAATATAAGCACAAGCAACAGTAGAGGTATGATCTTTACCGCTACCCTTACCCAACTGTAAGATGATTTCGTTTTTCGTGTATTTTTCATAATGTTTGCCCCCAATATCCATTCCTAGTAAAGTTTGTAAATCATTTTTTTTATATACCTGACTCATTGCTTCAACAATATCATATTGAATTGAAGATAAAGGTGGCTGATTAAGGTAGTCTGGAGATTCTACAAAGGTTTTTACATCTACTGGTATATCTTCAAATTGTTCATTTTTTAGTGCATCAAGAAAGTCATTAAACATCGTGGACAACTGTAATTACCTCCCCCTCTTTAGCAACGGTAGAAAGCCTAGACATAATTAAATCTCTAACCTCTGGATGCTCAGAAGCAATATCACGAAGAATTCCAACAAGTACTTCTTGACGCTTTTCTATTTCTACCATTTCTTCAGCAAGTTCTTTATTTTCTAACAAACCAGCCTTTTGTAACATGTCAATTCTTTTTGCCTCAATGTCCATAACAAGTTTAATTGCTGTATTTTTAGCACCAAGGTTTGATGTCATTGTTGCTTCATCGATTACCTCGTATGCTTGATTAATTAATTTAGTATAGTGTGTATCTGCTCCAACAAGAGCCTCTTTTGCACGAGCACGAATAGCATCATTTGCAGATGCCATAACTCGCCATTCATTTAAATGAGCAACAACCCTAGTTCTTGGAATACTAAGTTCTTTAGAAATTGAAGTTGGATCATTACCTTTTAAATATTCCTCAACAACTTTGTTTATTTCATCTAAATGTTTAACTATTTCATTATCTGTTGTCATTTTTTTCCTTTGCTACTTTTAATAATATCAAATAGCCAATTAAATCATCTATGTCATTATCTCCAATGTAGTCTGTCCCTCGCATTAGTCTGCTTAATTTATCATCTATCCTAACATGCAGTTGTTCTATTGGACTTGACTTACTAAAAACTCTAACTGGATCTAGCGCTGAGTCTCCATATGCAATATTTTTTTCGATAAGCATTTGTGCAATACCTAAACAGTTTGTTAAGATTTTGTTTCCAGACGGAGCAGACAGCGAATGCAAGTATAAATCATCATACTTGAAATCTTTAACATCTTTATAAACTGGAACTGGCTTCATCGTTTTGATTTCCTTAATCCAAACTTAGCAAGGTATACATAAATAGTTTCTATGCTTACCCCACATTCTTTTGCAATATCTTCTGGACTTTTTTTATCCATATGATAACGTTTTTTAAGCCATACTTGGCTCTGATACATT